TCTTGGAGAGTTCTCAACGTACTCGGTCATTCTTCCTTTTTACCCTTTTTCACTGTGAAGCATCACTTTCAGTTCGTTTATCGAAATATGCAGATCCTGCAGCACCTTTGCTGTCTCCTGCATTACCGTCATTAAGGACTGATAGGAACTCTTTTGAAGTTCCAGAATCCTCATATCTGCCTCCGTATCTTTACTCACCCACATATCCCTCTCTTTATAAGCTTCCTGCCTTAACTGCTCTCTCTCTAAACGGTAGCTCTCCCTTTCCGTTTGAAAAGATTTTTGCAAATGCCAGATGTAAACGAAACAAGCAGCGAGACTGCCAAGTGTCCCTCCTAAGTCTGATAATAGTTGTGCTAATTCTGGCATTACTCGGCCTTGTTGGGGTTAGCGGAAGATGGAAACGTTTATATATTTCGTGTCTACGACACTACCAGCAAAAGTTACAGAGTTAACTCGTACTGCAGTTGTGGTCGGTGCTGCTTCATTCCCATTACTGCCAATTCGATTTGCGCCTAGAAACCCAGAAGCAGTTCCATTACCCGCATAGCCAGTTGTGCCGACTGTACAATAATTCGCATCAGGCATCGCAGTTGTTAGATTGATCTGGTAGTCACCTATCCCGTTGTCGGAAATACTTGATACATTGTAAGCGGCACGGATTGCAACTGTTCCCGTCCCATTAAAATTCACCCACGCACGGCATAACCCTCCTGCTACTGTCCCTGGACTGAGTGCTTTCGTTGAATTGTAGAAACTAATTGGTTCACCACCAGCAATGCCAACACCGTCTGTATCTAACCCTGCTGAAATCACCACTGAACTAGCACCTACAGATGAAACCGTTGTGCCTGTCGCAATCCCCTCGCCAACTACATAGTCCCTTGCTGAAATTCCAGAGACAGATGCCAGATTGATTGTTGTTGCAGTATCGGAATGAGATCCGCTGAATGTGGTATGCGTTCCTTGGACCTCGGAGGTGCTGGCAAATCCTGCTCCGACATCTACCAGTTCATTCTGCATATCGACACAAAGGACATCCCCCTCTACGGCTGCTGTGGTTAAAACTACATCAGAACCATTTGTGGCAGTATAATCTGTTGCCGCGAGACGTATCCCGTTAAGTGTTATCTGGATAAAATTTGGGACATATCCTGCAGTTGCAAAAGTCGTCTGTCCACCACTCGGGACAGTAAATTCTTGAATCGTTCTGGTACTGTGCGGGACAGGTTGATTGCCAAGATACGACATATCAGATGCTCACGGCTTTGAGTTCTTCGACAGTGGTACAAGAATCAACCAGATTTGTTATATCTCTCAATCTCTGCTTCTCCTGCACGATGGCAGTCGTATCTTCGCCAGCTTCTTGTGCTCGCATATAAGCTACGTCCTGCGCTTCTAACAAAGGCTTGCGCTCCTGTCGTAGAGATTCTTTTTTGATCTCTTTGGCCTTGTCAATATTGATCGTAATCACGCACCTACTCCATCGTAACTGTTGGTGAAATCATAGTCCCACGCATTCCGAAATTCTCGGTCTGCTGGAAGTTCTGAACTGTCGATAATTTTGTACTTGACGCCTGTCGGGACATCTTTAGCACAGATTTGTTCCAGTGTTAGCCCACAGTTCGGGGCTGGTACTAAGACACTGATTGTGCCTTCGTCATTGGGGAAAATTGCTAGTTTCATTTTAAGCCTTATAAAAAACAGCAAACGTCATTACAGTCCCATCTACAAGTGTGCCACTGGATGCGATTGTATTTCCAAATTTAAAGCTGGTTGGTGTATAATTGTTTGGAACTAATTGTTGAGAAGCCTCAGCGTCTGCAGCACCCCTTGTTCCACCTAAAACGACACAGTAATCATTATGATCTAGCGTTTGATTAAACGTAACAGTATAAATACCTTCCGAATGATCTAAGATCGAACTGACACCAAAGGTGCTTTCATCTGATAAACCAAGTGTTGCAGGATCGTAATCGGACGAACCATTAAATTTTCCAAACGCAATTAGTTTATGACCTGCATCTGCAATATCTCTCGCATTACTCATAAGTAGGCCACGTTACGTTGGTTAGTTGTCCGTTTTCGTCTAGTTGTGGGTCTGCTGTCTCTGGTAGATCCCGTAGGGCTTGCCGATAGTCGATTTGTGATTGGGTCATTGTTCTGTCGGATAGTGCCATCCAATCGGATTGTTGGAGTAGTTGGTTGCGTTGTTGGCGTAGTAAGCGTAGGGGTTCTTCAGCAGTTAGCTCTGCGATCTTTGCTTGGATTTGTTCTTCTGTTGGTCTTTCAAAATCACCGTGATAAAACACCCCATTATGAGTAAAACTGACTGGGCCAGCATATAATTCCCTAATAGCCTGATTTTCTGTTATCATTTCTTCACCTCATAAGCATAAAATGTAAAAGGAGAATTTTGATGAATCAAACGAACATTGCTTCCACCATTAGTACTTTTCAAAAATATCCGATAATACTGTGTTGTATTTGCTGAATAGTTTTGATGTAACATTTGTACTGAAGAATTATGTAAAGCCCCAACATAAATTGGATATGTAGAACTAACGAGTTTTGTAGAAGACGATTCTGTAGTTATACCAGAACTTGTGGAATAGTTTATGGTAGCTACACCAGTAGAAGATTGATTTTGGGATAGTCCTGCATAAAAGTTCACCACTATAAACGAATCAGCTGATGAACTTTTTGGAGTGATACTAATTTCCAACCCCATATCTGTATAACTACTGCTTGTCGTTTCATAATAAGCGATTGCATCTTCACTGTAATATGTTGAATGTGTTATCACATGCCCAGCAGGGAACGTAACCCCACTACCAATCGTTCCCTCATCAAAACTGACTAAACTGCTGGATCGTTTGCTGCCGATGTAACTCATTCTGAAATCTCCTCATAACTGGCAACTCCTTCCAAATCACTAGCAGCACTAGCTGTAAGTCGTAGTGAGTCCCCTTCTTCCAAGTACAGACTCGTAGTGCTCAAAATATCCAGAGTTGAACCTGCTGGCACTGGTGCAGATTTAATGATGTGGTAAGCAGTACTGGATCTATACAGATCGACCGTCACATTTGCAGATACAGACCCATCGACATTACTGATTAGCAGTGTGTTGAGTTTGAAGACCTTGCCGGATGCTGCCGAGTTGGTCACGATTGCCGTGGCACTCGTCCCGATTGCTTGGACTGCCGTTTTCCCTGTGATCGTACCAACTGAAACAATGTTAGGTGCTGCCATAAATTATCCGAATACGATTGCCATAGCGATTGCCTTCCCTGTTGTGATTCCGCCACCTCCCGACTCATCTGCGAATTCCAGAGCAGTCGCCCCAGTGTTGACCTTTAGCACTTGTCCTGCAGTTCCAATCGTAGTCAGTCCAGTACCTCCGTTTGCCGTTCCAAGGGTCCCAGTAACTGCTGTGCCGAGATCGTTGGTCTCTGCGGTGAGGTAGGTCTGAAGGTCTGAGATCTGCGATTCGGTGATGGAAAGTGCTGCTTGATGTTGAGTGACTGAGGATTGGGTGATGTTTGCGTCTGGGACGTTTACCCAGGTGACTGAACTACTGAGATCATTGCTCTCAGCAGTCAGGTAGGACTGCAGATCAGTGATCTGAGATTCAGTAATGGAGATCGTTTGAAACTCTAGGGCCGTTGCTCCGGTATTTACTGCTAGGACCTGGTTTGCAGTCCCGATTGCCGAAAGTCCTGTCCCACCATTTCCTGTTCCAAGGGTCCCTGAGACGTTGGTCAGATCATTTGTTTCTGCTGTCAGATAGCCACTGTCATTGGTCCACTGCGAGATGTTCCCAGACTTGTTCGTCAGGGTGTCTGTACTCGCAGCTGTGATGTAGGACTGAAGATCCGAAATCTGCGACTCGGTAATCGTGTCTTGTGTTGCTAGTGCCCCCAGCCCCAGGTTGGTTCGTGCTGCACTCACCGAACTCGCGCCAGTCCCTCCGTCTGCGATTGCGAGGTCTACGATTCCTGAAATGTTTCCTCCGGTGATCGTCACATCATCCGAGTCTTGGGTTGCGATGGACCCCAGACCCAGAGCAGTCCTTGCCGCACTGGCAGTCGTGGAACCTGTTCCGCCAGACGAGACCGGGAGTGTATTGGCAACCTCT